CAAGTAAGTTGGCGGCTGTTGCCAACACATCCCATAAGGATGCGTCATAGGTGGAATAATATTATCTTTATTCATTATTGATTTGTTTTACGTTATTTGATTTAAAATTTCCCTTTGAACAATTTCCTTTGCATTGAAACCGAATAAGCCTTTCTTTAATTCGTGAAACTCCGCAATGGGTATTTCATTGATGTAGTAGTAGAAAGCCTCGTATCCGTCCGAGAAATTGCGAGCAAGAAAGCCATTCGGATGAGTATTCATGTATATTCCAACGGATGCTATCACTTTACGAGCATAGCCGGGGAACATCTTAAATTCCAACTGCATCTGCCTGTAATTGCAGAGCGGGCAACCTACGCAACCATGTCGAGAAAGGTTATATGGAGCATCGTAATACTTTGAATATGGCAAACCACGCTCACGAATGTAATTCCAAACATCTTCTTCTGTCCATGTGAGGATAGGAAGAATATGCTTTGCTCCTTTCATCCATTTTCTTGTATCACACTGCTCCGGCTCATAATCTTTTCGATTTATACTTTCGGCAGCTCTCATTCCTTCAATACTTCGCTTACCAATTCCGTATCGTTCTTTCAGCTTCTCACAACAGAACCGACGCAAACGGGACGGAAAACCTTTTTCCTCAATCAGTCTAAAGAAAGATTTCTCCGGGTGCATTATCTGTACTTGTGGATAGTTCTTCTTTATAAAGCTAATCGTACCGGGAGGATCAACGGTAGTATTGGCATAGATAGCGTTATACTTTATACCGGAACGTTCTGCAAGGTCAAGAATAACAACGCTATCTTTTCCACCGGAAAAACCGAGGTTTAGGGGGGTATCGCATTCCATGCTGCGAAGGAAGTCGATTGCTTGCCGAATCTTCAAGTATAATTCCCAACTAATACTTTTGCTCATTACTGATTTGTTTTGAGCCTTTTCAGGCTACGTTAATATTCATTTTCTCTTTCATAAAGGATAGGATGTGACAATAACATCCACCGTCCATCCGTTGCCTAGCATTCGGTACTGCTGCGTGTCGGAACATTCCCATTTATACCATGAAGGAATAGTCTGAAGGCGGGCGCATTCGGTAGGAGTCAGACGACGGATTAATCCTACAGCAATATTAGGAGACATTCCGCCACCACCCCTACATAAAGCAGGAGAAATACCATTAACATCGTAGATACGGTCCTGTTGATACGATTGTTTACCTCCGCTACCGGAAACCGGATTTATCTGGATAATATTCCTAAGGGTCTCGCCAAATACTCCTCCTGTGTTGTTTCCACGGGGAGAACATACCAGATTTTCTTTTCCGTCTTTATAACATCTAGCCAACAAGGCATTGCTCTTCACGGTCGGAAATTGCGCTCCGAAGCCACTCTCCTTTTCCATGTGTCTTTTCTTATGGTTAATTATACCCGAAAGGGCTTTATCGCTCAAAAAATACTTCTCGTCCACTTCGTCTTCAAGGATGTCTTTCAGCAAAATCCCCTTATCTTCCGGTTGCGGTATGTCAGAATGAAGTTCGCCAAACAATCCATTTCTCTTAGTCCGGATATTCGTCCAATAGATACGTCTCCGATTCTGTGCCGATACCAAGGCAGAATTGATATGCACACCATACACACCGATTGCTTCGCTCAGTACCCGTTCCCATTTCTTGCACATTTCTACGTTTTCCAGCAAGAACAGCACATTCGGATTATATTTACGGATGTCAGTCAGAATACGCATATACTCCCAGAACAGATAAGACTCCCCTTCGAATTGAAAGCCTTCTTCTTTTAATCCCAGGTAGCGATCCAGAGTGTATATCTCTTCTTTATCCACAGTAGACATCCCGACACGTTTGCCGGCAAAAGAGAATGACTGACAAGGACTGCCTCCTATCAACAAGTCAATTGGTTCCAACCGAGATACATCTACTCGGGTGACATCTCCGAGCTGAATTGTGTTCGGGAAGTTCAGTTGTGTCTGCTTGATGGCATGCTTGTCTATCTCAGAAGCGTAATACTTTTCCGGGATAATGCCAAGCTGCTTCAAAGCAATCTGACCACAGGACATGCCATCGAATAAACTTAGTACATTCATCTCTATCTTAAATTTAATTTCAAGTCAATTCTTCATCGCTAAGATTAAGTCGCTCACCGTTTCTTTCGGATCATTAAGGGAGTCCTGCTCACATACAATGAGCAGGACTGCAACTACCTTTGGATTACTCATTCCTCCTTTTTCTTTTCGTCCGATTCAAGCTTGGCATCCTTGTCAGCTGTATAAGGATATACATCCATGATAGCTGTTTCTACGACTGAGGGCACCTGATAGTCTGCCATTGTGCCTTTCATGCCGGCATCAAGGTTCTTCTTCGCCCGTTCGAGGTCCGAAGCCTGTACCAACACATAGGTACTTGTTTTTTCTCGGCTCCGCTCTTATCATCCAATGTGATGTAGCACAGTTTACATTTAAACCAGCGGTCGTCACACTCTGCGTCGCTGGGGAATATCTCGCTATAGTTGGCGCGTTTGATATCAGAGACGGTAAACACTCCGGAGATGAAGGGAGTCGTCTCTTCTATTATCCGTGCTTCCGCCTCCGTGAAGCTGAGAGCATCTACCAGATAAGGTTCAGTCACTTTTTTCTGCATTCCGTTTTCAACGACTTTCTCGTAACGGATCTTACATTCAAACCATGTGTGCATTCCCATAATTATTTGTCTTTTTCAGGTTCGTCAATATATTTATCTGCAAAACGGTCAAGCGCTTTGATACACTTGTCCGGAAGCTGCTTTGTTGTATCATTTGTTCTGATATAGTCAATCGTACCACCGATACCATAGATATAAAGCAGCTCCTTGGTCGTCGGAATGAAAATATTCGCCATTGCCGCTATTACACCACAGACAACAAAGCGCTTCAACCATTTGAAGAATGCGTGTGTGCTGTCCTCATCATCGATTACATCACCCTCCGAAGCTGCCAGGACAAACAACATACCAAGGATAATTATCAAAGTTACAATCCATACGACCATAAACGCAGTGGACAGGTTACCAACTACGGTCATCCAATAAATTTCATTCATAATGTAAAAAAATTAAATTATTAATATTTGAGGTTATTTTTTCTCTTCTCAGGTTCTTCATATTTCCAGCCGTTGAGCCGGTAACACTCCTTGCGGGCTTCCTCACAGGTGGGGAATTCACCAACCTTGTCTACCTCGAGGATATCTCCTATCTCCAACCAGTGATAAACTGCCCACCGGCTACCGATGGGAGCATATGAGTATTTAGGACGCCTGATCTTCTTTCTTTGGTTCCACATAGAATGTTTCATCTTGTACTACGACCATACCACATTTAGCCAATTTTTCTGCTACCTCTTCCTTGTCGTCGTCACCGCAGCGATCTATCAGCAGCTTGATGAAGGCAAGGAGACAGTCTGAGTCGTTTCCGAAGTTCTCCTGAGTAGAAAGCTGGGTCTTGTCTACATCTTGCTTCAGCCGGCGTATAGCGGCTATCGCCGTGTTGAAATTGTGCTTGGCATCGTGACGCAGATCATAACCCTGCTTTTTCATTTCACTTCTCATGTCGAGGAGAAGAGTTTCTACGACATCTGTCAACACATACGTCAGGTTGAGAGTCGTATTAAGATTTGTTGTTCCTATTAGCATGATTTATGTGTTATAACATTAAACATTTCTTTTGCTATCTGACGTGTAAAACTTATCAAGATTCTCCTTTTGCTTGACAAACTTTCTTTGACATAGCATTTCAGATATACTGTTGGAAAGCTCCAAAGCCTTTATAGCTTCTTCATCGCCATCTTTAGCTCTTGATTCAAGTTCAGCACGATATTCCTCATAAAACAAGCCATTGGTCGGCTTAGCTTCTTCTGCATTGTGAGCTTTATGTTCGTTATACGACTGATTATCAGCAGTAGAGCAACGCTCTTTATTGTATTCCTTAAACCAGCTCATAATAACTTGACCGTCAATGCGATTATATATCTTGCCATACTTCATCTTCATAGCATTTTTAAAGCACAACTTGATATCGTCCAGTTTCATGTATGCATATTCCTCAATAATCAGATCTACGGTCATTGCAACTTGGACATCAGACATCGTTTCTGCTGCATTGAAGAATTCTAATGCGTCAGCTAGTAGATATACTACTGCTGCACGAGCTTTTGTCTCTCCAAGATTCTTAATTATAGTCCCAATCAAAGGTTCATGGGAAAGAAATACGTCTTCAATCCTTCTTGGATTCAGCGCCTTGCAGTATTGCTCCGGCGAGTTGCTTAAGGCGGCTAACTGACTCCCTTCTTGTTGTCGCAGTATCAGCTCGTTTTCCATTATAATTTCCCTCCAGTATCTTTGTATAATTAGCTTGTTTAAATATCCAATCAAAATCACATTTCCAGTTGTGGTCATTGCCCCCGAGGAGAAAAGAACTTTGAAGCACAAGGTTAAATACAGTTCTAATGCTTTCTTTGCCGTATTGGGCTATACGTGCTTTAACTGCTTTCTTCCGTGTTTCGGTCATTGATTTTATAGCCGGAAGCTTATCTCTAAACAAGCTATTATACCAATTCATCAAACCTACCCAATCAATTTTTTGGGAGTGGGACAAAGAAAGCTCGTCTTTCTTTTCTTCTCCGTTAGGAGAAGTTTCTTTATTATTTTCCTTTTCTTTTCTTTTCTTTCTATTTACTTTTACTTTACTTTTACTTTGTTCATTATCGCTATGATTAATTGAATTAATTGTGCAATTAATTGAATTGTTTGCACAATTAATTAAATATTCGGGGATAATAGTCGTTTCTTTGCGTTGATAAGTAGCAAGAAGAAATCTCTTTTGAATGCCAGAAGATGTGAGTATTTTATATTTCTCATAAAGTTCCTGATCGAAAAAACCAACCTGTAATGATTTTATCAAAACTTCTTTTACTGCGCCCTCGGAAACCCCAACTGTGTCAGCAATAACAAAAGGCAAATCTTCGTCCCACAAAATGTAATACCCTTCATCCTTGTAGATATTACACAGCAGGCATATAAGTATAGAAGTAGATTGAGACCCACAGGCCCGTGATATCTTTCTTATCTTAACATCTGTAAAGAAACCAACATCCATAGGGAAATAATCTATTCCCTGCTTTGTAGGTCTTCCAGCCATAATATGTTTAATTAATACGCATGAATACAATTTCTCTTACTATCAGCGACAAAACGCCGTTTGAGTATAAAACAGTAGGCAACACGTGGATTTCCCTTGGCTGTGGGAACAATAGTTCCATTATTGCATTTTGCGCAAGTATCTGGGCGGATAACTTGCTTGTCTGATTTCTTTTTCATATCTATTTTCCTTTTAAATAATCTGTTACTACAGCGATAAATTCTTCCAAGGAGCGAACGATAACATACTTCGCTCCGATACTATCAAATTCCTTTTGATAGGCTTTTTGGTGATCGCTTTGTCTCCCTGTCTTAGTCTTTAATTCAATTCCCATAAAAGGATAATACTTGTTAGGGATTAACATAAGTAAGTCAGGGAAACCGGCACGTACTCCCATCTGTTTAAACTTTGCAGCTTCGATAGCATTCCGTTTACCGCCATTAGGAGAATGATGCAACCTTAGCCTATATTGAGGATATTGTAAATCGAACCAGCAAACACAAGCTCTTTGCAAATCATCCTCTTCATGTTTTGGCTTCTTGCGGATGTTTTTACCGCAGTACTGGGCTTTCATTTCTTCGAATGTCATGGCAACCTTTCTCCTTACTCCTTTGGAGTTTCTTTCTAGTTTTACGAATCATATCTTCATCTCTCAAATTGTACCCTCTAATGAGGATTTCTGACGTTTTCAAGCACCGGACTATCGTCTGGCATTCTTGTTTGGTGATTGTTATTTTCATGTGGAGACGGGGCGATTCGAACACCCAATCAAGGACTAAATCCTTTTGCGCTACTTCCAAGGTTAATTACTCCTTATATCTCACGTACCGTACTTTCTAACATGTGCACCTCTCGAAAGTCAAAAGCACTCCACTGCGCATCTCCATGTTCGCCCGCCAATCTTCACAGACAAGCAGGCTGGGGTAAAAAGGTTAACAAAGCTATCTCAACAGCTCGCTCTTACGGATTATAGCCCTACCAGTGACGATAGTATTCTCCGTATTGTGAGATAATGTACTTTGCTTAATTCCTATCTGATCCTCGGACAAATGGCGAAATATACCCGTTACCGAACTGAAATAATAGTTCCGCTTCTCGAAGATCAGGTAGATATGGATTACTTTAGTTCTACGCATTTCGCATAACTTTTATTTCAAAACTTCCAAATAGCTGTTATTTGGAATTATACAAATTCTTTGTTTCTTTCAATCTCTTGCTGAGCATAAATCAGCATTTGATGTTCATTTGCGGCAGGCAGATAAATGCCTGCTTGCGCTGCACTCCAATTACGAAAACGATCAATAGATAAGGTCATCTCACCTGTTGTCAGTTCGGCAGAACTGCGCAAATAGGTTACTTCTTGACCTTTCTTGTTGATCGTCTTTCTCTCAAATAAATCACGGTTGCAAGTCCTCTTATAAAAATCAATCTTAACTTCATCAAGGCTGCAACCGTATTCACTACCGAAATACCCTAAAAGAAGATGCAAATAAGAATTTTGGGCAAGTGTGCGGTTGGGTAGCTTCTTCTTCACCTCTACCACCGCACGCTCTTTAAACAGCTTGTTTACATACTCTTTAAACTTGGGTATCTGATATTCATTCTTCAAGTCGAATAGCATAAATTTAGATATTCAATAATACTAATTCCTCATTTAAGCCATTATTCCTTAATATAGAAGAAAAGATAGACACGGCCTTTTCTTCTGTATCTATCTTTACCCCATCCAATGTATAGCAATATTTATCAGAATAGTTGACTTCAATATACCGATGAATGCACCTATGGGCTTTTCGCGTTAAAAGGAATATTGAATAAGGAAAATTATAGTTCCAATGATGGGCTTCTTTCCCTTTTGTATCATATCCCCTAACTCTTAATCGTCGGGAAATATTTGCCTCTAATGGACATACAGACCTTATCTGGCGAAAAGCTCCATTATATCCCAATCGTTTGAATTTTTCTCGGCTCCTTTCCCTTTCTTTTTGCATCCATCTTTCATCTAAAGAAAGAGTATTATACCTGTCTTTAGCCTCCATTTTGGTACACTCTTTGCATTTGTTTAAATGACCATCAGCCATTTGGGAATGACGATAAAAATCTGACAAAGGTTTAATGATACCGCATTTAAAGCACTTCTTCGTTTCCATACATTTAGAAATTAAAAAGGAAGTTGGTCATCCTTTGCATTACCATTTGCATCAACCGTAGGTGGAAAGTTCTGCGGTTGTTGCTGATAATTCGGTTGTGGTGCCGGTTGTTGTACCGATGCACCCTGTGGCGATTGAGTAGCAGTGCCACGTGCCTCTATTTTATAGCACCGAATAGAAGCCATACGCTTAAGTTCTCCATCTTGATTCGTCCAAGAACGTCCTTGTAGTACGAATGACACGGTAACAACATCACCTTGACTAAAACGGTCAAGATCAGCACATTTATCTCCTGAAAACTCTAAGGGAATAACATTCTCATACTCGCTACGCTCACCTGTATAAGGATCATAAGTGGTAGCATCTAAAATAAATTCCCGTTTAGTAAATGAGGAACCACCGTTTTTCGATGGAATTTGAACGGTTTGCCCGATTTCGATTATTCTTCCAGTTATTTGATTTGCCATTAATTTTCTCCTCCAAATATTTTTTTATCAGTGATCAAACTTTTGTTTTCTTCCAAGAACCGGATAAATTCCTCACAATGATTAGTAAGAATAGGTATGTCACGTTCCGGGTTGAAAACGTATGTTTCCGTATAGGTATCTACCACATAACCGCCCTTGTTAAACTCTACGATATTGTACTCAAACGTTCGCACATCTGACCCGTTCTGCATCAGGGCGTATGGATAAACCAAATGCTGGTGATGGTCTTTGAATTTTCCTACAGTGTAACTGCCGGTTGTCTTGATGTCATGAACACTGGTAGGCATCAGTTCATCAATTAGACCGTAAACTAACACATTGCCGTATGCGGTCGGTAGGATTGCTTCTACCCTCTGCTGTGTTAATGCACCTTTGAAATAATCAGCAAACTCACGGCAAAGAGAAATAGGGAATACAAACTCACGATTGTTATAAATTGCTTTTATTGAGATTACCTTTTCACGCTCTTCTTCTTTGTAAAAGGAGCAATTCTCACAATGGGTATTTCTGCAATTAAACCCAAATGGTTTATTACAAATTGTATTTACGAATTTTTGTTTAACACTTTCAATCTGCATAGATTCTGACTTTCGATTCTCAACCATGCAATCAATGATTTCATTGAAAGCTGTGCCACGGTCGGCAGCTTCACTATCGAACGGTTTGCGGTTGATCCGGTCTATCAGCTCTTGGAACTGCAACTCGTGAAATTCTTCAGGGGTGTGGGGAGGATTTTCACTCCATTCCCAGTACTTTTCCCAAACAATATCACTATTCAAATACCCCAAAAAAGCATCAAGGATAGTTGCATAGAAGCGATACTTAGACTGCTGCATCACTATACGTTTTAGTTTCGCTATTATAAGTAAGCCCCAATGACTTAACTTTTGCAGCAAAGAGATTACGAGCCATTATCAAGGAACTACCAATGTGGTCAAACTCTTTAATATGAGAAGCAAAATTATTGGCAGAATTTGCGTCAGTGATGAACTCGATGCTTTCTTTGATCTCTTCTATCACCTTATTGTATTTATCGCTCTCTGCTTTCTTTTGAGCTAACATAGAAAGATAAGGGTTAATTACTTGTGTAGTGATAAAATCATTCTTTGCTGTAGGATTTCCGTTAGCATCCAAATTCGTAGGAACTTCCATCACTGATGGAAGATTACAGGTATTCTTACCGTCATTACGGTTAGTCGGGTCAAAGGTTATTGTACATTTTACTTTGCCGTTTTCATTCTTAGCTTCCATATAACCAAGTAAATCCAATTCAGTAACAATAGAGTTATATGATTTCTCCCGTAATGCAGGAATGAATACTGTATCGTCACCCTCTTTTCTTGTGTCACGGTGAGCGACAAAGATTATATTTTTGTTCAAGTTAGAAAGGTTTCGAACAAATCCGCTAAACTCTTGATTGATACCACCCCAGTCTCTTATCTGCGGCTGACGAGTTCCACATTTATAGGAGATAATATAATCCATCATTTTTCCAATAGTATCTACTACTATGGTCTGATAAACTGATAAATCCTCTTGCAATACCTGTTGAACATCATTCCAAGATGTTATCTGTACAATATCCACTCCATTTAAATGAGACATATTTACACGTTTTACACCATTATCAAAATCTAGTAATAACGGTTTCGGAGCGCTCAAAGCAGTTGTAGTCTTTCTCATACCTGCCTGTCCGTAAATCATCATCTTAATGGTTGACGGAATCACTAATTCATTACTTTTCTTAATAAGACTCATAACTATATATTATTTAAAGTGGTTAAAATAGTTCCCGGATACCGAATCAACGGACACCGGGATTAAATCAAGATAATTTGCGGATAACCTCACCGCCATATGAATTTCTAGTTAGTTCTATAAACTCATAGACGGTAAACTTATCATTATCTACATCTATACCTTTATCCCTACAAAAAGACTCTCTCCCAGCTTTACAGCTCCCAGTAAGCACATGATGCCATATAAATAATTCCTTAGCAGAGTATTTTTTTGAAAAGTCAGAAAAATGCTCTTTAAACTTATCAATTCTTTCCTCTTCTGCACTATCATCATAAAGCTTTTCTTGCAAAGATTCAAATGCCTCGTGTAGAGTATTACCATGAGAAAACTGATCATTCCCTTTTACTATAAAACAAGGAGTAAGAGATAAGTCGGAACCGAGGATAAATCCTTTTGCAATGTTACCTTTTACATTTGTAATTATAGTAGGTATATTATCTACTATATAAATAGTATTCCCATTTACAGATTTTATGCCATAGCCAGAGCCATCGCCATAGCCAGAGCCATCGCCATAGCCAGAGCCAGAGCCATAGCCAGAGCTAATACTCAGAAACTGTTTTATTCTATCTTCCATCACCTTGCCCATACTGAAACACTTTCGATAGATTTAACAGATTTATCTGAGCACGGAATAATCTCAATTGCATCCAGAATCTCTATCTCTGGAACCGTAACAGTGAATTTACATTCACCTGGATTAGTCGTACCATTGATCGCTAATTGCGATATGCTAGCAGCACCGTCCCAATACCATAATCTACGACAATTTTCGAGCTTAACTTCTCTACCATTTCTTTCTACTAACTCTCCAAAAAATACACCGGAATAATTTCCTCTTACAATTACTTTCTTTTTCATGATTATATATTATTAAAGTGGTTAATCAAAAAGCCCCGGACAGCAAAGCCATACGGGGATAATTCAAAACTTAAATAGCGGACTGGATACCGCACGGAGTCCTTTACTCCGGGATTATAGTTAAACAATAGATTATTTTCGTTTTTGAAGGCATTTCAATATATTACCATTTTCTATAGCCTTCATTATTTCACATCGCTTATAATAAATGTATCCTTTGGGCTTGGTAATTATATTACCTTCTTCATCTGTTACAACTTCGATTCCAAACTGATAAGGAGATATAAATCCTCTCTCTTCCAAATTTTCAAGAACCATTCGACCACCTGCGTATTTTTCAGCTTTTGACTTTGGTACTACTATAGATGGATTGTTTAGAAAATCATCCCTCCATTTTTCAAAAGCTTCAATTCCCACTTTTAGGCCTTGATCTATAGCGTATTGTACAACAGCATCCATAATTTAATAGTTTCTGACAACCTGAATATATCCGGCTTCTTTATTGTTCACCACTTTATATAAAAGTTGTCTCTTTTCAATAATTCTCTCTTCTCTAGCTTTTCTATTCAGTTCGATAGTGATTCTACGTATTTTTAATAACATTTCATCGCTATGACCAAATTTAATAGCGTCTTCTTTCTTTAGAAGTTTTTCTTCTATACGTATCCTTTCCTTGCTTTTATCAAATCCTTTTTTTCCTTTTATTCCTTTCATAATACAAATATTTAAATATTAATTTGTGGACAATAAAGGAATCGAACCTCTTTTTCACCCGTGAGAGTACGTTCTAACCATTAAACTAATTGCCCGTTTGCCTGTATCACTTTAGATACAGGGCTTTACATTGAAATACAACAGATATCAATATTCTCACGAACGACGATATCTCCTTAAAGTATATTTTTATTATTTTCATTTTTCCATTTAAAAAGGGATGCACTATCTTCACAGACAATATACCCCGAACACACAAACACAAAATAAAAACACGACAAAACAAAAAGTTTTAAGTAGCTAATTACTCTTCTCTCTCTAGTCTCTTTTTGTTTTTCTCTATGCACACTTGACACAATGCAAATGCGACAAAAGAAAGCCAAAAAACAACATTAAATTCATTTGCGAACAATATCGTCATGGCAAGAGATATTATCCAAATAATAAATAATGGTATACGTTTCATATTATATATGTATTAGTTAGTGCCCGCACCTTGATCCGATCAAGACTCACGCAAACAGTGCAACTGTTCGTGCGGGCTATATATTAACTTACTCACGTTGCTTCCTTCCGCTCATATCATCGCTGGTTGGCTATTACGCTATACTTCGCATCGGCTATACTGCTTATCTGCGCAGGCTACTTTAACGTGCCCTGAACACGACTTCATTTTTGAGGGTTAAGCCTCCCATCCCGAATTAGGATTCATCGGTTTACCGTTGTGCCCTGAAAGCGTTTCGCTCGCTTCTTTCGTAGATTCTAACCTAACAGAGCCACTTGTTTACTTATCAAACTTAAAACGTAAATTATCACATCCTTTTGGGACTTATTGATGGCAGTCAATTGTTGAGCTGTCACTTCATCTACTACTGCCAATTTTCTTATATACTTTCGAGTGAAAGCTAACCCCTCTTTTATCTCTTCTGTACTCATAATCATCTCCAAGAACTATCATAATTGACATATTTATCAGCAAAGAATGCTTTCAACACATTTCCCTGTTTTGGTTCAATCGTTCTCGGATTCAATGATGCTACATATTCATCCATTTTGAGGCGAGCGTCCACCCAAGAAGTACGCAAGGTAGATTTCAGAGAATAACCATATTGGCGTACATACAACCAAGCTCTCTGCATGATGGCTTTCATGTTATATTTACCATTTCTTACTAAAGCGTAATCTCTATTTTTCATTGTCTTACCTATTTTTGATTATTACTATTGTTTCTGCCAAATTTTATGCTTTTATTTGTATAAAATTTATTTGTGTTGCAAATATAGTAGATAAAATATCAACCACAAAACAAAGGTTGATGTTTTATCTACCCAAAACATTATTTAACTATTAGACCGAACTATACATTATTATATAGAATCATGGAAATAAAAGAATTTATCAAAGAAGTGATAGGAGATATCACAGATGCTGTTATCGAAATTAATAGCGAGAAATGTAATAGTGGGGCGATTGTTTGCCCTTCTAGATTTTCTAATAGAGGAGAAATATATTCCAATACAATTTTTTTCGCTCTTTGGTGACTGTACAAGCGGCATTTGTGGCGGTGGTCTTCGGCCTCTCATCGGACACGATTCGCACAGAGGTGTATCTTCGTGCCGCAGCAATATCAACTCTGTTATCCATTTTCTTCGGATGTATTTGCCTATATGAGAGGACAAATACCTGCAATCGGATTTTAAACAAAATTCAGAAGGGACAAATAGATAGCATTTACCATAATGGCCATTTAGCCATCGATAGGCTATCAATCTTCTCCTTATGTGAGTGGCTATTCTATTTATCTTCCGCTTCAATTTTGATTTCATTGCTGCTATACGTTTGTTATTAATTGAAAATAAAAATATCCGCAATAGGTTGCAGCTACTACGGATACCATATATTAAACCTCTTGTGAGGAAAGTTTAACCACTTTGTCTCTGTAACATCTGCAACTTGTTACGATGCAAATATAGTAGATATATTATCAACCAACAAATAAAAAATCATCATCATGGAAGAAAAAGACAAATTACGTTCTCAACGCTTTGTGGAAGTTATTGAAGAGTTGCAAATCAGCAATCAAGAGCTTAAAGATAAGTTTAAAATAGATAAAACATTAAAATCGAAAATCGTAAATGGAATACAAAATGCATCCATTGATAAAATTGCTGCTATATGTGAGGAGTATGAAAATGCAAATGTTGATTATATTATAACAGGACGAGGAGAACCTCTAAAAAAGCCCAATGAGGAAATCCCTAATATTCCAATAACTTCTGGTATATCAATCACATCAGAAGAAGAATATCGAGATGCAAAGAAAAGAGGATTCCATTTGCTACCACAAGTTAGCTTCAGATTTGCAGCTGGGCAAACACAGTTAATCAATGCTACAGAAGATATTACAAGATACTGGTATCTGCCGGACTGTAAAGATTGTGAAGGCATCGCTCAAGTGGTAGGACGTTCTATGTCCCCTACTCTTCCTTCCGGATGTTGGGTCGCTTTAAAGAGATATACACTCCCAAGAGAAAATCCAAACATGATTCCGTTTGGAAATATATTTGGAATAGTAATAGAGGACAAAGACACGGGAGAATACCATGGGCATATTAAAGTATTGCGCAGGTATAAAGAGCAATCATTGTCTTGCAGATACTGGATCGCTCATTCTATCAATAGTGAGAAATTTGATGATTTTGATATAGAGATAGAGCAAGTTAGAAGTTTATGGATAGTTAAGCAGCATATCGTTAGCGACGCCTTGCTATAG